ACCTTGTACAGCTCCGACAATAAAATTACCTGTATCTAATCTAAATGTACCTGCTGTATTTGTTGCAGTGGGTGCCCAAGTATTAAAGTCTTCTTGATTTGAAAATCTTATAAACATTGGATCTTGTGTTGAAGTTGTTCCAATTGTTGTCTCAGTCCCAAGTGCAATTAAATGTCTATCTCTATCAGAGACAATTGTCATAACAGAAGCAGTTGGAGCTCCAGATATTACAGTTGCTCTTGTTTGAAGACCATCTGTTTCAGGATTCCATTTATAAGTTTTTCCATTTTTAACGGTTGCAATTAATATTTGTCCAAAATTATCAAAGGACCATTGTCCTGGTGATAATACAACTTGGGGAGATGCAGAAGCTTCTCCCCAAGCAACTGTACCCCAAGTAGATGTTCCCCAACCATAACCTATCGTTTGATTTAATGGACCAATAAAAATATAAGGAACGACTGTTAAAGTTCCTCCCGTTGTAACCCCTGTTCCAGTCTCAGCTGTTGGCATTGTAATTGTAAAAGTATTTGCATTTGGAACTGTTAAAACTTCAAATATATTTGTAGTAAAACTTGCTGACGTATAACTTGTTGTTGTTGGTCCTGGAGTTGTTGCTGCTGTAAATTTAATATAATCACCAATTTGAAGTCCATGATTTGATTTTGTAATTGTAACTGTTGTTGAACTTGTAGTTGAAGTATAAGTACAAGAAGTTAACGCTGTACCAAGTGGTGTAATGTCATAAAATTCTCCACCAAAATAAATTACAAGTAATTTATTTGTGCCAATTGCAGCATAACGATTTCCATCTAAATCTGTCCATGTGTGCTGGGCTCTTGCAACTCCAGCTAGTTCTTTATTTAATAATTCTTCCCATCCACCTATCTTTTCAGGGTAGCCATAACGAAATCTTACAAAATCTCCATCAATCCACTGACCTTCTGCAGCAGTTGCGGTGTCTTGTTTATTAAAACCTGATTTAATTGGTATCTTCTTTAATGGCATAACTCTCTATTATACTTAAAAATCACTTAAATACCAGAACAGGTTTTAAAGATTAACGTTTATTCTCTGCAAATATATTAACAAACACTGTATTATCTTCTAAAGCTTCTATTTCGTGCCACTGATTTTCTTTTAAATTTACTGGGGTGTGTTCTTTATTAATTACAAACTCTTTGTTTTCTTTTCTTACAATACAACTTCCTGAATGACACATTGTTGCATGAGCATATAAATGTTCGTGTTTAGGTAATCCTTCTCCTTTATTTGCGTGAAAAATATTTATTGTAGCACCTTCATAATTAAATGAATATTTTGGTGGAACATTTATAACCATTATTCTGTTGGTATATCTGTAGTAGGTTGATTTTGTATGCCTATTACAATCATGTTTGGTTGATTCCAAATAGGAGTGGGTTCTGTTGGAAATGGTGTATAATTAGGATTTAAGTATAATAACCTTACAAAATTTCTATAAATTACAAATTCATTTTTATTAGCTATATTTGTATCTGGTAAAACAACATAATCAGTTTTCTCTAATTGTTGTTTTGCGTAAGATTTTACTTCTTCTAAAGATTTAAATGTAATCATTGTGCATTGCTCCTTTGTAATAATATTTCTGTTGCTGATATTGCTTTTCCAATTAATAATCCAGATGCAGCAGAAGTTGTTACTGTACCATCTGCTGGTGTTGTTGCGTAATATAAAGTACCAGCAGTTAAACTTGTAAATCCCCCAGCGACACCATCTGTTACTATATCAATCGGAGATGTACTATCTGTTGTTTTTGCAACACCAATGTAATTAAAATTGTTTGTGGCATAAGCATTGACTGTGTAACCTGTATTTGTTGGAAAACTAGAAGCTGTTGAAAAATTATAAAATAAATTACCACTATTATAATATACATCATTTAATGTATATGTTCTATTTGATGCAGGTGTATTTTTAACTCCATTTGTAAAACTTAATGAACCACTACTAGCTGAATTAACAGCTACAAAGGAATTTTTATCTTTAAAAACAAACATAGAAGCATTGTAATCATTTATGGCTGATAAATTTCCTGCTTCAACTTGTGTTAATGCACCAGTTGTTTGATTAACTGAATAAGTTATATATCTATTTACTGCACTAGTATTTTGATAAGTAGCTATAACATATTCTGGAGCATCTGTTCCAAAAGCAATCATTTTAGCCCAATTACCATTAGAACTATAATCTGAAATTTGAGTAGTTGTTGATACTGTTCCTATTCCAACAGGAGAAGCAGTCCACGTTGCAGTTTTCCAACTAGCACCTGTTCCAAAACCTAAAATGTTATTAGAAGTTAATATTGTATTTTTACCATTAGCACCACTAAACCCAGAAGCATCTGCATCAGAAGTAACTGTAATTGTTGTCCCAGTCCATGTTACTATACCAGTAAGATTTACCGAACTTCCATTAGTTTGTATTCTTCTATAAATTATATCACCTGTTATTCTTGATAATTCATAAGTAATAAATCCAGCAGCACCTGCTGTCTCAACAGAAGATCCTACTATATTTCCTTTTGTACAGTTTCCTGTTGAAGTATTCACTTCTACTATATAAGTATCTAGATCAAAACAATAATTACCTCCTCCTGTGTTTGTAAAACCATATTGTTGAAATAGAAATTTATTATTATTTAAAGGTATTATATTTACAGTACTACTCATAGTACCATCCCCAGTTCTTACAGATATTTGGTTTGTTACTGTTGTTCCGCCATTTGTAGGATTTGCTGAATTTGATATAGCAACTCCTGTTATTGTTATAGTAGAACTATTGAAAGTAGAAGCGGTTTCTGCCCATTTTACTGCTGTACTACCATCATCAGATATAGCATTGTAAGCAGTTGCAACTGAATTTGTTCTAGTTGTTCCAAAAGTATTTAAAGTTGGGGGTCCAACTATATCTCCACTTGCATTTATTGAAGCAAGTTGTCCCGCAGTATAGGAAACACCACTAGCTAAAGGAATAGAACTTACTAATTGTGTTGGAGAAGATGAAATTGTTCCAAAAGATATTACACCAGAACCGTTTGTTTTTAATACTTGATCTGCTGAACCATCAGTAGTTGGATAAGATAACCCATCTAATTTAACAACACCCGATCCATTAGGAGTTATTTCTATATCACCGTTAGTACCATCTTTAATTGTAATAGATCCTGAATTAGATCCTGAATTTGTATTTAATATTAAATCACCGGTTCCGTTAGTTGTAAGAGTAGCATTAGCATTACTATCTCCAATTCTTACCGTATCTGCATCTAGTTGAACATCCCCTGTTCCGTTTGGCGCAAGTACTATATTTCCATTTGAAGTAGATATGATTGATTTACCATTAACATCTAAATCACTTGCAAGTGTTGGTCCCGATAAATTAGCATTAACATCTACAACATTTGTCCCATCTGAATAAACAATCTTAATACCTTTATCTGTTGTAGAAAAAGTTGGTCCTGTTCCTGATACTGTTTTAAATTGAACTGTGAAAACACCTGTTGTACCATTTTCTACAATATAAGTTTTTTCAATTCCGTCTGGAATTGTTACTATTTGATTACCTGTAATTGTTCCTGTTAATTTAACAACTGCATTTCTTGCAGTAGAAATTTCAGCATTGGACATTACAAGTGCTGTTGTTTGAGCACCTCCTGCAATAGATACAGCTTGAAATCCAGCAATTGCTTGTTGTAAAAGGTTTAAATTTGAATTTGTTTTTGTACCCCAAGTACCAGCGTTTTCGCCAGTAACCATGAGTTCTAGTTTAAGATCTGTTGAATAACTTGATGTCATGTTAATTCCTTATTTTACTATGATTAAATTGTTTATCATTTTTTGTCAATTAATACAATCCCTTTATTTATGCTGCAACATCTGTCCAATTAATAGTTTGACCGGTATTTACATCAGCCCAGGCAGTAACAAAAACTGGGCCTCCTATTGCAGTTGTTAAGTTTTGTCCTATTAAATTAACAGTTACATTTGTAAATGCAGTTTCATCTCCTATTGCAGAAGTTAAACTTTGACCAGTTAAATTAACAATAGTAACAGGTAAGGCATCCACTGAATTTAAAGATAAAGTAGCTTGTTGACCTGTCAACATTACATCTGGACTTGGATCAACATTTCCCAAAGCCGATGTTAAATTTTGACTAATCAAAGAAACATTAGCAGTTCCAGTAATACTTTCATCTCCTATCGCAGAAGTTAAACTTTGGCCAGTTAAATTAATGATAGTAATAGGTAAAGCAGTTACTGAGTTTAAATTTGTTGTTAATTGTTCTCCAGTAACTATAACAAATCGATCTTCTTGAATCGCAATATTTACATTATTTAAATTTGAAGTTAATTGTTGACCTATCAACATTACATCTGGACTTGGATCAACAGTTCCTAAGGCGGAGGTTAAATTTTCACCAGTTAAAGAAACATTAGCTGTTCCTAATACTGTAACTGAATTTAAGGATATGGTTAAATTTTGACCACTTAATAAAACAGGTGCATCTACTAAAATATTTACACTATTTATATTTGTAATTAATGGATTTTCAAATACAGGGACTTGAACGGAACCTCCTGCAGATATTCCAATATTACTTTCAAGAACTTTAACTAATTGTTGACCTGTTATACTGACAACTATGTTTTGAGTTGCAGCAACAGTTACACTTCCTAAAGTAGAAGTAAGTTGTTCCCCTGTAACTTCAATTGGAGCATCTTCTCCCCAAGCACCTTCTCCCCAGGTGCCTCTACCCCAACCATCGACGATAGCCATAAGTCAGGCTCCTATTAAGAAATTCTAATAATAGCTGCTGTAGATGTGAAAGCTGGAAATTGAATTGTGAATGTTCCGTCTGTAGCTGTTTTATCAGTTGTAAAATTTAACACTGCAACTGCAGCATTTGAAAAAGAAGTATTATAAATTAATGCTCCTCTTGCAGTTAAAGTTACACCTGTAAATGATAGATCAGCAAAGTCTGTAAAAGCAACTGTTGATACAACTGATGTTCCAGAATTTACTAATGCTTTACCACCTGATACATATGTTCCAGAGTTTGCTACCTGTCCACTTGTTGTAAACGAAGTTGTTGAAGCACCTAATGTTGCAGTTGATACGTAAAGAGCTAATTTAAATTTATCACCACCCGCTGATGAAAAATCTTGATCACCATCTAATAGTTGTTTTTTAAAACTATTTGGTAACGCTTGTGTAATGGCCATACTTGTTTCTCCTATTGTGGTTTACGAACTATACGAGGTTCTCCATCAAGAAACTCATCAGTTCGTCTTCTTCCCATTTGTTCTAATGAGAATCCTTCGATAGCTTGTTTATACCTATTTTCATAGTATTGCAACATATCTGTTGGACCCTTCAAAAATCCATAAGCCTCAACTAGGCAAGCATATAATAAGCCATTGGGAAATTGCTGACTTAAATATGTAGTCGTATTACTAGACGATAATCCAACAGGTTTCAAGATATAATTTAATTGAATTGTATAAACCTGATCTGGTATAGGAGCTACAATAACTGTATTTTCGTCCCAATTGGCATAATATTTAGGAATTCCTGTTGTATTACTTTGATTATATTCATTAATAAATGTCATATCTCTAACATCTAAAAAAGATATAGTTCCATCTGTATTAAATACTTGTGCAGATCTAATAATTAATAAATTTGTTGGTGTATTAAAATATTTTTGAGTTACAATAACAGAAGCTGTTGCATATTTTCTATTGTTATCAGAATCTACATCTCTTAATATTCTAAATTCAGCGTCTTGAATAAATCCATCTATAATTGTTGAAGTAAATACATTTGAATCAACTTCTGTGTAATTTCTTATTTTTGTAACTAATTCTGAATATGTCATATTAAGCCTGTAGTGTAACTGGTCCTGCAGAACATTGTGCCCCGCCGCCAGCTATATTTCCTGTTGTCGCTGTACTTGTACTTAAAAAATAAAAATAATTTAAACTATCACTTACAATACCAGATGAATCTATTTTTCCAACTGTAATAGTAAATCCATTTGCATTTGAAATATCTGTAACATTATCAAATGATGGAACTA